TCCCTCTGGAAGAGTAGTAGGGTCAATAGTTACTGGAAATTTATTACCGCCAAATAAAACTTCTGCTATTTGACCATATGCTGCAAGAACTTTTGTTTTAGTTACTTTAACAAATACCCTAGATTTTTCCGTAGAAGTAAACTGTACATCAGGTCCATATAAACCACGGTAGTTTCTGTAAGCTTGAATCCAACGTTCTTCATCTAGTTGTCTAGCTGTTTCAGCTTTACTGTATTTATTTTTAACAAACTGGATAATCTGACCTGTAAGTGGATCTGAATAATCTTCTTCAGCAACATCTTCTATAGCTGATGTCTCTTCCATGTCCATAATCATTTCTTCAAAATCTTCTTCTGCCATTTTATTTCCTTAGTATCCAAATGTTGGATCTGATGCTTGAAAACCTGTACGTTGTGCTGCAGGATCAAAATCAAATATATTACTTCTTGGTCTAGTCATTATACCATACCTTAAGGCATCATACAAGTGGTCTTCTGCGTGTGTATCTACATCCTCTGGATTTTTCTTATCTAACGGAATAGAGGGTAACTGAGATATAAGGTTAGTGCAACTAGAAAAAAACACAAGTCTAGGTTCCTCCGTAAATTCATCTACTTGCAATCGTCTATGTAATTCATTTTTACCTGCTACACGAGAACCTTTTGATCTATCTGAGGGTCTCCAACGACAACCTTTTAAGATCATTTGTTCTGCTAGGCTTGGGCCAGTATCTCCACGTTTGTGCCAAAGAGATGAGTCAAGAACTCCGTAACGTATGTTTTCTCCTGACTCATTTTCTATTTCTAGTACCATGTCAGCTAGGTCAGTAGCTGTGACCTTTGATACGTAGAGTTCTCTGTATACTACTAGCTGTTCAGATCCAGGAACCATAGTAAACCAAAGAATGCCAGTGTATGAACCGTAACCATAATCACAAGCTCTAAAGTGAACCCAGTTAGAAGGTATCTCGTAAGGCTCTACTACGTGTATGTTTCTATTAAACTCAGGAAAAGCTGCACCTTCGTTTATATCCCAATCACCTTCGAGTAGTTGTCTACGTTGATGTTCAGGTAACGACAGAAGATTGGCTTCGTATAAACCATCATCTGATAAATAAGGGTTGTCGAAAAGGGTGGCAGGAATAAACTTACGTTTGAACAGAGGCTCACCCTCTCGACTGTGACCTTTAGGCCACTGTATCACTTCCCCATTTTCATCAGTAGCATGGAACGAGTTATTAGGCACTTGAGGGTCAATAAACGTTCTTTTTACCCACTGATGGCCTGGACCTCCAGGGTTGCTAGTCGCTCTCATATACAGTGGCAAACCGGAAGCCCTTGTTGTACGGAGACGTGATCTCATATAATTCCATGCATAAGGTGTAGGCCATTGTGTAAGTTCGTCAAAGCCAATCCAGTTAAAGGCTTGACCTTGGTATCTCATAACGTCATCCTCTCTGTCGAGGTAGGACATCCACAATGTAGCACCTGATGGAGCTACCCAAGTTTTATCTCTTTCCATAAACTTTATTCCAGGTATAGCTTTGGGATAAAGTTGTTTACTTACTGATATAAGCTCTCTAAGCTCTTCTGTGCTCCTACGAACAAGTAGCATTCGTGCATTTGGATTCCCCAAGTACCGCACTGGGTCTGCAACCATCGCATAAGACTTACCACCACCTGCTGCTCCTCCATAAAGAACTTCTTGTTCTGTTGCCGCTAAAAAACTAGTCTGAGGTCCAGGGTTAGGCTCAAAGATAACTTCTCTAGCTTTTTCGAAGTCTATTTCTTCAGGCTTAGGTTGGGCTGGAACTAACTCTTTCTCTGTAACCGAGTCTTTGGGTTTCAAGCTTTTCCGCTTTTTGTAACGCTTCTTTGTACCTTTGGGCGAGGTAACGTTGAGTTGAAGCTTCGTTCTTACGTTGTTGCTCAATTTTTACTCTCTTGTATAATCCTACATGTGAAATGTATTTTCCAGATTGAGTACTGAGCCAAGCTGCTACTTCTCGGTAACTGTATTGCTTTATAAACTTCTTAGCTTTTTCAAACAACTCTAGTTCTTCTGGAATTGGTAGTAGTATATCACAGTCATCAGGGTCTTGTCTATACCCAAATGGTACATGTCTACCAACTCTTACAACGGGTTGCCACTCATATTCACCATCTACCTCTACAGGTTTGGGTAACTTCCAAGTTCTATTCGTCTTCATTAGCTTTCTGTGGTAATATAAATAGTGGATTAGCTGCAGATACTTCTACTTTTTCTGTCTTAATAAAACCACTACGATCTAAAACATCTTTAGCAGCTGCCATCTTTTCTTTATTACCTAAGTCTGTAGGATTGTTCATAACCTCAAACATTGAGTATGCAGCTTTTACAGCTGACGAAGAAATAAACTTCTTTGTAAGGTCTGCAATCTCTTCTGCTAAAGACTCTGCAATAGCTTTTGTAGCTACCCCATCTGCATAACCTGCAAGTTTTCTAGCTTTAACTAGATTACCTCCAGCTTCTTCAAACAGTACGTCTAAGAACTTCTGTTGTTTTTCTGTTAAGTTTCTTGCCATTATGCCACCATATAAATTATAAAACCTAAAGTACCTGCACCTGCTAAAAGAAGAACACCTGAGATACCCCAAGTAATTATTGCTTCTTGTATCTCTGCTTTACGGTACTCTTGTTCTTTCTTTTGTTTACGTATTTTACCTTCAGTCGCTACAAGTTCATCCCAAGCAGATGGCCCCATACTAAAACTAATCCAGTCTTTTAGCTCTTTTCTCATTGCTTCAGCTTTTCTTTTAGCTGTGAATATCTCTAGAGCTTCTGCTTCAACAGACCCACCATTGAGTGCTTTCCACCAAGGAGGGTTTTTGTTTTTCTGTTCAGCGTAGGACAGATCACTCATGCAACCTGCCCATTGAGTCAACTGTCCTGACATATCTTGTAGGTCTTTACCTACCTGAAAGCCTTTCTTCAACGCATTGAACGCTACGGTAGCTCCACCGATTATTGTAACTGGGTCCACGAGCCTCCTCCCAAAGTACTCCTAGTATCATTAAAGAACTTATTGCGTTCTTCAAAGAGCTTTACCTGTAAGTATAACTCTTTCTATATCATATCTACCAATACCTAAGTCTCGTAGCTCTCTGTCAGTCATACTATAAAGTTGCATACGTGCAATCTTACGTCTAGCTGACTCTGTTCTTGCCTCTATTATTCTATTAAGTAATTTTCTAAACATTTTCTACTCCTGTGTTAGCCCTATCTGGACAGGAGTAGTTATACTATATTTTACAGTGACTTACTACAGACAAAAATGCAATCCCGTTATGTCGGTTGGTAATGCTCCTCACCCGATAGTATAATATGAGCATCTGCACCTGATTCCTCAAAACCTACAATTTTATCTCCAGGAGATAGTGCAAGGTAACTACCACCTTGTACTACCTCTTCAAGACTGTTACCTGCAAGACTGTGATCATCCACAATAAAATGATAAGTTGTAGTAGAAGCTTCATACCATTGAAGGCTATACTTTTTAGTAGAGTTAGCTCCAATAGATACATGCAGGAATTTAATAAGGCTTGTATAGTTATTAGGGCAAGTATAGATAACATTACCACTTGCCCCACCTGCAGTTGCAGTGAGGTCTTTAGCCGCTGAAAAGAATTTAGCATCTGCTAGTATAGTCACTATTTACCTTTTACTTTCTTAACTACCTTAGTAGTCCAAGCTTCGTTTACATCAGGAGTAGAAGGATCATCCCCAACAAGTTGACCCTTGTCATTACGAGCACGTACTTTTACTTCTTTTGTATCTTTTACAAAATCCAATACGGCAGGATCTTTAGTGTGCCATTCCCCACGAATATATTCCGCAAGAACAGCACCGTATTGATCAACTACTTTATCACCATCTAGTTTCATTTTAAGCCTTTTTCTTTTTAGTCATACCACCATAAAACATTCCTGTTTTACGCATGTCATTCATTTTACCCATTCCACCACCCATGTAGCCTGACTTTTTCTTAGTCATACCACCGTAGTTGTAGCCCATCTTCTTGGCTACATCTGGTGCTTCTTTCTTAAGTGCTTTCATTCCTTCATTCATTGGTTTTTTCATAACGCCTCCTTCTGCTACTGCTCTATATGATTTAACCTTGTCTGCAATCTTTTTAGGTTGTTTTACAAACTGTTTACCTTTTTTATTACCTTCTGACTTTGCTGCATTAGTTGCTCTTTTTTCACCTGAGCTTAAAGCATTCCAGGCTTTATCAGGTAAATACCTTTTCTTGCCTTTAGAAGGAGACCCGTCAGAAGTTCTCCACTTCTGTTTACCCCAAGACTTAAGACTTTTTTGTGGGCTTTTTAGACTCATTGTGAACCTTTTGTATTGCAAAGTTAGCAGACAAGCTTGCTCCTTTGTGAGGGACAAACTTACCTGTATGTTTCATTAGCTTATAACCACCATCAGGCTGTTTCATCCAGTGGTATCCTTTTGGTGCGTTTACTTTCACGTCTTGTACCCCCCACCTTTTGCTTTGTATTGTTTTGCAACCATCTGCGCTTTTCTTGCCGACCATTGTCCAGGTTTGCCACCTTTGGAACCTGCCTTAACTCTTGAGACAAGATTCTTACGCATAGTCGGTTTTGTGTAGTTACCAGCAGCATTTACAGTGGATTTCTTCTTCATGTTATTAAGCCTTACAGTTACAATCTGCACCGCATTTAATATTTAATAGTGCACATGCAATTCTTTTTAAATATCTTCCAAACCATTTAATTACTCTCATAATGAAACTCCCAAGTTTATTTTTTTACATTGTGGTATTGCTAGATACCCTTGTTCTTGAAAATACCTAGCTACTACTAGTGCTTCTTGAACACATGCTTCCTCTGTAACAAACGTTGATTCTGTTTTAGCCATAACTTCGCAAGTTAATGCAGAAGGTCCAGTACAGAGAAGCATAAAGGCTATCCACATTAGAAACTAACCATAGCCCCTACTGTTACGTCACCAAACTCTAAGTCTGAATCTGTAGATACTTCAGTATATAAATTAATATAAGTGCTAGGTACCTCATATTTTGCAGTGAAGTCTAGTCCTTGAAAGATGTCTCCTTCGTCTAGCTCTAACATATCAATGTCAGTAGCTACACTTAGTCCAATACCCATAGCAGTTATTCCTGCTGATGGAGTTAGTTCCCACTCCCACTCTTCTACACCAGTGGTATAGTTGATGTCAGAGTCTGCACCGATAGATAATGTCTGTCCTGCGACAGAAAAATCCATAGCTGATGTTGATGTAGCTGCTAGTGCAACTACAGTTGCAATTACCGTTGTTTTCATTTTATGATCCTTTTTTCCATTTCTTTGAGGGAGACTTCGTTTTTGAAGGACTCCACTTAACTTTATCTGCCCAGTATGCAGCAGACATTTTACCTTTTTTAATATTCTTTGCATGACGTGATTTAAAAGCTTCACGTTGCCCTGCAGTCTGGTTTGTCTTTACACCTTTTTGTCCAAACTTGATGTACTTGTACTTACCACCTTCAGAGGCCATAACATGATGGGACTTACCACTGCTATCATTAAGACGTTGAGGTTTGTTGACACCCTTGAGTCCAACCTCTTTCATTTTGTTTTTTACTCGCTCAGGTATTGCCATTATCTTTTTCCTGCTCTACTATTTCTAGGAAAAGATCTGTTAGCACGTTTAGTTGTTACTGACAGGTTCTTTGCACTATTATCTCTAGGATTACCATTACGATGGTTTATGTCTTTACCATCACCTTTTTTAACTACCCCTGCTTTTTTTAAAGTGTTGCGAGCTGCATTACGTGAAGCTCTATTCTTTTTCTGTGCAGCTGTGCCTTGATACTTTTTATACTCGTTCTTATAGTTTCTCATGTTTTGTATCTTTCATACTTTGGATTATCTTTTCTTCCAAACAATCTTAACACAAAATTTATAAAGCCTCTAGCTATCTCTGTTGGAGTTGGTAGTAACCAACCAAGTATTAGAAGTAACATTACCCAAGGGGGTATATTAGTATTAATAATATCTAAGTTTTCCACTTTACCTGTTTCTACTTCTTTTATAACTTCAGTCTGTATAACGTCTCTACCTGCACTAGTATTTGTTTCATCTTCATACGTTATAACAGCTTGTTTATTTTCTTTACCTACTTGGGCGTTAGAATTTACCGTAGGTCCGCCTGATCCTCCTAGCGACAGAAGAGTACTCAAACCACAACCAGATAAGAATAGAGTTAGAATTACCCATCGCATTACATCAGCTCAAAATGAGGCGCATCAATAAATGGCCTACGACCCTGTGACCTACGTAAGTCTACGTATGCCATCATTGCATCCTCAGCTGTGCCAGGATAAGTTCTAATATCTCCCTCAGACCAGGCAGCTCCCCACTTAACGGATGCCCCAGTCTCTTCTGCAGCTTGTTTAAAAGCATCACAGATGTTATCATACAAGTTCAACTCCCAGGATACGTCTGGGCCTACGTAAGCTACTACATCAACTGCATGGCTAAAGCCATCATCCTGTAGTAGGTGTTTAGAACGCATAGTCTGAGATCTTCCTGCGGCTACATTAGCTTTTTGTTCATCTAGGGTACGTATACCCTGAGTAACTCCAAAGTCTATATCTGTAAGTTGTATAGCTCTTTCTACAACTCCGGTCATAGCAGGATGTACACCCTCTAATCTGTCCATTGATCTCTGACTTAGTCTAAAACTCATACTGTTATTTCC